TATACTATCTAATTGATTACCCGTCTTTAAACTGGTGATACAACTGATATGATTAAGCGGTATATAAGAACCTCTCTGCTCTCTTGTATAGATACATATACCAGCCAGGTTATTTTGCAAAGGATCTAATCCATCTGTTTCTGTATCTATTGAGATATAACGATTATCAAGACAAGCATCGATATAATCAATGAGTGTGCGTTCACTCTGAATTATCTGATATTCCTCTCTATACTGTCCAAGACTTTTTTCAACAACAGCTTTTATCTGATTTATTCGAGATAATATATCCGAACCACCTTTAATAACTGGCGCCTGAGTGACAGAACGGACAGTCTTAGCGATTATCTTCTTATCTGCTTTCCTGTCCGTACGCTTTCCAAATTCAAATGCCATAATATTGTACCTCAATAATTTATTAAAATCCAGAGGTAAGGATTTGCACCTCACATAACTCCGCCCCACATACTCCTGCGAAGTCTCTACCGACCTTCTTTTAGCGTCTACCTATTTCGCCACTCTGAACCATACATAGAAGGAATTAACAAAACTGTTAGAAACTGTCCTCATTCCTGCGTCTGCCATTATTAGCAGGCGTCCGCCTTTCTGCGCGTCTACTCTCCCGACCCGAATCATCTGCGTCCCTGCGTCTAATCGGCCTTTCATCTTCAGACTCATTATCATTCGGAGGAAATTCACCCTGCTCCAGATAATACTCCATGTCCTCAGCCGTCTTATCCATTACCAAACTACCAAGAACCTTCGGAAGTTCGCCGAGGTCTGCAATCTCGGTATCATCCTTATCAATCTGATAAATCTCATAAGTTGTTTTCTGGTCTTTGGGCTTGCCATTCCGTTCAACTTCGAAGATATTATTGACCAAATTATTCTTAGTAGCATACCTGCTACAAAGACTGGTCATTTTCTGGAACATTGTTTTCCCTCTATCCCAAATCTGAACGGCATCCTCATCCAAGTTATAAACCGGAATAAATAATCTTGCCTGTACAGGTTTTTTCTCCCTGCAAAAAGGACAGGTATCAATCGGGTCATTATATTCGCGCAGACAATTTACATATCTATCCTTGCCATTCAATTCGACCTTATGAACCGACATGCCTTCAATGTCTTCCACCTTATCATACATGAACCGGACCTGTTTCACCTGCTTATCATTTTGGATGGAGAAGAAACCTCCTCCACCCTGTCCACCATAATTGTCCGCCTGATCTGCGCTGAATCTTGCCATATTACTTTTCCTCCTTTTTAATAGCATTTAAAATATTTTCAAGTTTATTCAAATCGCTGTATGCGATATCGAATGCGTGTGAGTTAGGACAATTTCTTACTCTATCTGCTATATATCCATTAGGAACAAACTTAGTTGAAATTAATAATACACATTTTACACCGCCAATATATATATCACCTACTGTTTTATCATTGACATTCTTAACAGTAATAATTCTAGGTGCTCCGGTATATGTCTTAGTCTTGAAACCTGTCTTAACTAGGATATCAGATACAGTCTGGATTGACTGTGATACATCCTGCTTAACTTTCTTTTCCTTCTTAGCTTTCTGAGCCTTTTCTTTAGCCTGCTCAGCTATCTCCTTACCTACTTCTGCTAAAGGTGTTCCATCTCCTGCCTTATCCTCTTCCGGTACAGAAATCAACTCCTCTAAGCTCTCTGGAACAACTTCAGGAGCCTGTTCGATAGGAACAAATTCTATAGACTCAATCTTGGGACATTCGATACCCAGTTCCTTTTTCTGTTCCATAACTTCGCGGACATAAGCTTCCTCGGGATCTACTACTGCCTGTTCAAGTGCATCGTCTTCTGTAAGTGCGTTTTCAACATCGGGCTCTACATCCAGGGTCTCTACAGTTTCGGGTACTTCAAAAGCCTTATACCATCTCTTAAAAGTTCCGGTTGTAATGGAACTGGTCTTGCCATCCTCAAACTTGATGATCATTGCTCTTCCGTCTTCGGCTTCCTTAACGATCTCCATTACCTTACCGTTCTGCTTGTTCATGTACTTTGTTGCCATAATGTTTTCCTCCTGTATAAGTGTTTTATAGTGGCTTGTCATCATCAGTGACCAGGTTGCCGTCCTAGCCAGACGCCCAAAGGCGTTTCGACTTACTCTGTTAATGCTAATGCGCATTGATATTTTGTTTCAATATCAAATCTAAAACTATCCATCTGCTCAGCTATATCCATAAGTTCTGGATATTCGCAATACATATAATTTCTAACTAATCCGGATTTGTAAATTACAGTAAAATAAGCATCCCAGCGAGTGTAGATAACTTTTTTAATTTTGTCTAAATTAAGTTTTTTCATTATAATTTCCTCCTATAAAGTGTTTTGAGTTTTTTAAGTGATCTTTGTTACTGTAAAGAGTATATAACACTTTTAATGATTTGTCAATAGCCAAAATAAAATTTTTCAAGTCTTTTTAAAAAACTTCTTCGAGATAATTGAATTCCTGTGCTGTGAGTTCATTCAAGTCCTTCTTACCCTTTGGAAATACATATTCTGTAATAATTTTATTCTTTACATTCTTTCTAATCCGTTCCCTTGCTCTCAAGCCAGCACTATCATTATCAGTAGCCAATATCAATTTTCTGCAAGGCAATTCTTGAAGCTCTCTAAACTGTCTTTCATTCCCTAACCCATTCAATGCCACAGCATATTTTCCATATTGCCAAGCTGTCAATGCGTCAAGCATAGATTCACAAACTATAATCTCTTTTGGAAATTGTTCCAATTGATGTATCTCAAATAGTCCATAGACTGGCTTTTCGACTCCTTGCGGGTAGTTGAAATATTTAGTTTTCGTAGACCTTCTTGCAACGAACAAACATCTGCCATTGACATCCCGGATAGGGAAAGTGATGCAATCGGTACTTGCGTCATAGCCCAAATCAAATAATTCGATGATACTTGCATCTGTTATTCCTCTTTTCTTCCAATATGGGTGAGTGTATCTGTATTTGTCTAATTCTTCTTCCGTAACATATTGACTATCTCGATTATTTTTCTTACTGTTAGGTGCAATAGAGTTATCAGGCAAGCCAATGTTACTATTAACTCTTCCAAAGTCCAATTCCACATCTTTCCTCTCCTCCACTTGAACACTTGCAAAATTCTTATTAAGCCATTTCCACCCAAAACTACCGAACGCATCTTCATAGTGACCGAAGCAATGTGATATAACCTCTGGAAGCGTGTGGACCTCGTTACAAGCGAAGCAATGAAATACACCAGTAGATTTACTTATGCCTGCACTTGGACGCCGTTCCTGACCGTTTCCATGATATGGACACTGAACCATAATATCACCACTAATATCTTTCATTTTCTGTAAAAGTGGAATGTTATTAATTCTCAGTTGTGCTTGTAATTCAGTCAGAATATCAGCTAATTCAACGTTGAATTGTACATTTTCAATCTGCATAATCAGAATACATCCTCCTTCTCAGTCTGCTTCTTCTTAACTGGTCTTTCTGTTCGCTCTGTTTTACGCTCTGTCTGAAACTCTTCATTTATCGGAATATTGATAAACTCACCAATATTAGCATTCCAGTGATATGCTATCTTTCTGCCAACAAATCCATTTCTATGCTTCTTGATTTGTAGCATTAAATCTCCTTCTTTGTTCTGTCTCAGTGCTATTACCTTACTGGCATTAAAACTCATACCATCGCTATCTCGAATACTATCCAACTCTGGCAAGTCATCTGATTCACCAGTTACTACCCCAGATCTATTTGCCTGGACAACTCCTAAAATAGGTATTTTCATCTCTATCGAAAGCGACATTAAATCCTCGCTAATGTTAGTCAATGAGATAGTTTTATTATCGCCACGCTTAGATCGTTCATCTGACAGGTATCCTATACCATCGATAGCAATTACATCAAGCTTATACTGCTTAATCCAATTTCTAAGCTTGGATATCGTTATAGTACGACCCAACTGCTTAGGTGTACCTACTATGAATTTATTCTTGTGAGTAGCAAGTTCCTCAATATACTTCTTATATTCCACATCGTCAACAGAATCATTACCCCATACAAGTCCTTTATTATCAAAATGATTATGTAAGGTATCAAATCTATATCCAATACTACTATCACCCATTTCCCAGCTTATATATCCAACATTAAATCCAATCTCCCATATATGAGTGAGTATTTTATTCAGCAACCACGATTTACCTTGATTTGTTCTGGCATATATTAACATAAATTCTTCTACACGTTGGATCCCGTGTATGGCGTCATCAAGTTCCGGTAATCCAGTTGTAAAAAACCACTCTTCCTGTTTTTGTTTACGCTCAATAAACTCATTATAACGTGTTCTAGCTTCTGCTACAATATCTGTTCCGCCAAGATTATATTCAGGTTGTAATTCTTTAATAGCATGAAGCATATATTCTGCCGCCGCATTAGCATCTGTTTTTAATAACTCGGCTATCTTCTGAACTACTGGAACCGACTTATAATACAAATACTCTTCGCGAATCGTTTCTACTAAATATCTGTCGCTTTCTGTTACTTCAACAAGATCCAGATCTGGAAACTTTGAAAGAAAAGTAGCATTATCTGGTGTATTACCGTATTGCTTAAAATGATCTACTATAAAATTGCGTTCCTCTTCGTATCCTGTAAAATATTCTTCCGAGAGCTGATTATTCTCAATTATATCAATATTACCTACTGAAAGACATTTGCAAAGAATTTGTAATGCTACCATTATCTCATGTCCTTTCCTGTAAATTTTATTATCTCACTTGCGTGATATATTCTACTTGTAATACGACTTCCAAGAATTTCACTTAACTGATTCTCGTCTGCTATATTTGAAGTAAATATATTTGACTTTTCTGATAACATACGGGAATCTATCAATGCGAATAGCTGAGTATAATCATATTGAGATATTCCAGTAATAGCTATATCGTCCCATATTACCAAATCAACTATTTCCAGATCTTTCTTATACCTTGCAGATAAAGGATTATTAAAATCTTTTAACTGTATCATAAGCTTAGGCACTGATACAAACATACCTTTTAAATTTTCATAATTACCTATGGCAGTATGATGAAAATATGTATGAAGCATCTTAATTGCCCAGCTCGTTTTTCCATTTCCATTTGTATCACTACAAATATACAAATCCTTGCCAGTTTCTACGAAATTAACTATATCCTTTCTAATATCTGCCAGTCTATGAAATGCCTTTCTATCACTTAAATTGCTATCGGTAATATTTAAGGTTATAGATTTCTGCTTAGCTTCAGGCAGGCCACTATTTTCCATCTGCCATTTCATCTGAGTATATATAGTGCATAAATCACAATCATCTTTGCAAGTGTCTAGATACCAACACTTAGAATTTCTCATGAACTACTTCTCCTTTCTCAGCACGTTCTGAAGTACGACCTATATCTGTCGAAGTTTGTTTTTTAGAAATTTGTTTTCCACCATATTTTCCTTCGAGTATATTGATAAATTTATCTTCCCGAAGTATAAAATCCATATTAGCTTTCCAACCTCTATCATTTTTTCCTGTAAGAAAGTCTGATTCATTAGCTAATTCAAATACCTTTAAAATATCAGCTACTTCATATTTCCAGGTTAATTTATTTATAGCTTTAATACGAGCATCTGTTAATTTGGATATCTTAGGTAAATTAAAACATTTTTCTTCGTATAACTTAACAAATGCTTTAGCATTCTCATTATCCAGAGTCTTATTAACAACTTTACCAAATTCAAAATGACCTATATCTTTATCTTTAGATAAAGATATTTTATTATTTTTTGTTTTTATATTTATATTATTACTTGGCTGAAGTTTTTTAGGAACTAGTTCCTTAATTTCTTTGGAACTAGTTTGGAAAATTATATCTATTAAGACGTCCTCGTTTATGACAAAATAACGTGTAGCCGGCATTCCTTTAATTTCCTGTTTTAAAATACCAGCTTCCACAAGATTTTTAATAGCCTTACGTTGTCTATATTCTGTAAGAGTTGTATTATCTTCAAGTTTTTCTGCCGTACAATAAAACATACCATCAATCAATTTATCATTGGCTTCCCAATAGTTAAATTCAGTGAGTAATTCTCCGAGTATTATAGATTCTTCTAAACCTATTGCTTTAGCTAATACCTTATTTACTGGGATAAAATTTCCAGTTGATAATAATTGAGATAATGCTGACATACTATTCTCCTTCAAAATAAAGGACCTGTATAAAAGGAAGGTCGGTTCCAATTATACAAGTCCAAGCTGACTTGAGACTATGAGGTTCTATCGCTAGAGCCCCGACCGACTCAAGCCAACCTGTTTGTTCTTATAAAGTTTAATATACCATTTTTTGAAAGTCAATACTTTATTTATACATTTTCTGAACATCTTCTGCTTGTTTATCTACTTCAGCATTAACAGTATCCCATAGAATAGCTCGTTCCTTTTCAATATCAACACCTTCTACCGCAGGAATAAGTCTTTCTTCTGTATATTCCAAAGTATAAAAAGTTTCATTAACTTTTAATGATATACGACTGGTTGCTTTAATGGAATTGATTATAGCTTTTGATTCATATTTCTTCTCTGATTTTTTAGCCATTTTCTCACTCCTTTGCCTTTGTAACTCTTAAGGTTTCCTTGCTATTAGCATCCTTGCATGAATCCATCTCCAAAAGAATTTCTTTAGGAATATCACCTCCATATATAAGTTTTTCAAGAGCATCAAAATCAATATATTCCTTAATACGAATAATATCAATTTTGTGTTTCTTTGCAAACTCAATCAATCTGGCCTCATTCATTACCGGATCATCATCTACTGATAATTTACAATTCCAGCCTTCTACAACTATGTCCTTATTTTCTTTTTTTGCCTCGTGAATGGCTTTCTTGATTTTACTATTAAGGTCTGCAACCACTTTCTTCAATGCATTACATTGGGTATTTTGCTCTCCATAGATAGGAATAAGCTCTTCTAATGTTTGTGTTTTTTCTTCAATCTTCTTTCTTGCCATGCGTTCCTGCACCTCCGTATTTGCCCATTCTGCCTCTTCGGCCTACTATAATAGAATCCTTAAATTCTATCAACTTCTCAACATCGTCCGCTGTCCAATGTCTTACCTTCCCGGAAGATGTTACAACCATTTCATAATTAGGTAATTTCTGCATCACTTTATCTTCCGGATGCGCTTTCTTAAATCTGTACCATTTGTTCAGCGTCTGCGAACTTGTTCCAATTTGCATAGCTACTTCTTCAATTCTCATGTCTTGTACCTCCGTTCTAAATATATATCACCTTCTTTCTAAGTTTTATGAGTGATTACTCTAAATATAATATAACACTATTACTTTCAATTTTCAAGTTCTAATTTAACAGGAAATCTAAAATCTCTCTGCTATTTTCCTTTGTGATATTACCATCTATGAGTACATCTGCCATAGCGCCTTTCTTCTCAACAAGTTCATGTATTCTTTCATCAATCGTATCACGGCACATTAAAGTGTATACAGTCAAATTATTTTTCTGACCAATTCTGTGGCATCTATCAACGCACTGCTCTTTAAGTGCCATGTTCCAAGGTTCATCTAAGAATATTTCAACTGTACCTTCTGTAAGAGTGAGGCCAGTTCCCATAGCTCCTGATGTACCAATTATATATCTACAAATACTATGAGGATTTTGAAATTCCTCAACTCTCATCTGCCTTAAATTATCTGGTGTATCTCCAGTTATTATAGTGCCTGCATAATTTTTGTTTAATAATCTTTTGTAGACCGCATCTGTAATCTGCGTCCAATTACTGAAGATAACAACCTTCTTTCCGTTTTCAACTGCTTCATCAACAAGCTCTTCCATTCTGTCAAGCTTTGCTGACTCTTTAATTACGCTTGACAGAATGCCTGTGTAACCCGTTGCCTGTCTCATTCTGATTAATTCAGCAAGCGGGTTAGGCGCCGTTGCAATCAAGTCAATGTTTGCCTTAATCTCTGAACTGATTTCTTTATAAATCTTGGCCTGATTGTTTGACATATCGACATACTCATCAACATAAGTTTTTTCAGGTAAATCAAGCACTTCCTCTTTCTTTCTTCTCAACATTATCTCGTCCAGACGCTCCTGAAGTTCTTCCAAGTTCTTATAACCAACAACTTCGTATCCACCAAATCCACCGAACTCACCATAATGTCTTTTAAAAGCTCCAAATGCGTGTTTCTCATATCCAAGCCACTTGAGGATAATGTAAAGATCGAAAGGATTATTCATTAAAGGCGTTCCCGTCATCGCTATCATTGTGTCTGCCTGTAATTTAAGAA